GCGGACGATATAGAGCCCATCATTGACGATGTATCAGACGCGCACGGCAAGGAAGTCGCAAAGGCTATCGGTTCGGAATACAAGACAGACCAAACCCGCAATTATCTGCGGAAGCTGTCAGAGGGACGCGCGGCCGCGATTAACGAGAAAACCCGCGAGGAGTTACAGAGGGCAATGGACGAGGATGACGAAAACAATACACCCGCTCACGTTTTTGAAATGCGCGAGGGGAAACATTCCGACACTCTTGGCCGCTCACTTGCATTACTCGCCGCCGGTTGGGCATCCACCCACGAAGCCCCGCAACAGGCACAGCAACAGGGCATTAACAAGACTGTCACTAAGACATGGGTGACGGGTGACAACCCCCGCCCCTCACACGCCGCGATGAACGGCGAAACAGTGCCAGTTGACGCGGAATTTTCCAACGGCGCTTATTGGCCTGGTGATGACAACCTCGATGAGGACGAGTCTTGCGGGTGTAACTGCTCCGTAGAAATCACCATCTCCATCAACTAGGAGGCAGACATGGAACATAAATACAAATCTTTTGAAATTAAGAGCGATGACGCGGGCACGATCAGCGGTTATTTCTCCACATATGACCGCATTCCCGACGCGTATGGCGATGTAGTCGCTAAAGGCGCATTTGCGGAAACAATCGCCAAGCGTAAAGAGTCAGGGCATCCTTTCCCGCTCTGTTGGAACCACGACCTTGATCAAATTATTGGTTCGGTCGATCCCGACAGCATCGAAGAAACGGACAAAGGCCCGTATATGGCGGAGGCTGTATTTTTCGATACGCCCCTCGCACAGGAAAAGCGCGCACTCGTAAAGAGCGGCGTAGTTTATCAGTTTTCTTTTGCGTATGACATTTTGGAAGCGGGGCCGACCACATTGGAGGACGGCACAAAGGCGAACGAACTGCGGAAACTCGACCTGTTCGAAATTAGCATTGTTCCCATTCCCGCCAACCAGAACGCGGTAATGACCGATATTAAGGCGGGCAGACGCAACAGCGCAAAAGATGCGGACGCAATAAGACAGGCTATAGCGCTCTTACAGGGCGTTTTAGACGACGAAGAAACTCCCGACGGAGAGGACGAAGCAAAGGCCAACGCGGCGGCGGAGGAGCCCGAGCAGAGCAATCCAGTTAAGGACGATCTTCTGGCATATATCAAATCAATGGAGGACTGAACCATGACTCTCAGAGAAGAGATTAAGTCCAAAAAGGACGCCCTCGTAGCACTCAAGGAGCGCATCGAGGCAAATGACGCGGAAGCAATCGCAGAGGGCGAAAAGCTTCGCGGCGAAATCAAAACAAAGACCGCCGAGCTTGAACAGGCCGAGAAGAAGGCCGCCCTGCTTGGCATGATCGGCACAGAATCCAAGGAGGATGACACCATGGAGCAGAAAAAGACTGCACTCGAAGAGTTCACCGCAAAGGCGGCGAAAGTAGATAAGAATGAAAAAGGCTGGAGCGTTGCCGCTCACATCAAGGCAGCTACGGACGTTGTACACGGCGTACAGATGACCGACTACGACACTCAGCTCGTACCCCAGCCCCGCAGAATCGCGGCCGCTGATTTCTTCACCGGCGCAACGATTTCTAACAACGCTATCACATATTTCAAACAGGGTGCATATGAGGGTACACCGGCCGTTGTCGCTGAGGGCGCTAAGAAGCCTCAGAACAGCACAAGCTTTACACCCGTTACACTCCCCCTGTCCAAGATCGCTGCATATATCAAAGAGACTGATGAAATTCTCTGGGACCAGGCGTTTCTTGCTTCTGAAGTACAGAACAGCCTCATTCGCCGCGTTGGCATCGTAGAAGATACCACCATCGTCAACACGATCAAGAACACAAGCGGCATTCAGGCCGTTACGCTTGGCACAGGCGAGTCTCTTGCTGACGGAATCATTGGCGGAATCATGGCAATCAAGGACGCAAGCGCTTACGACGCATCCGTCGTTATCATGAATCCCGCTGATTATCTGGCGGCGCTCAAGGCCAAGGATGGTAACGATCAGTATTATGGCGGCGGCTATTTCATGGGCGCATACGGCAACGGCGCATATGGCACACCTACAGCAATCTGGGGCGTTCCGGTATTCACCAACAGCAACATCACGGCCGGCACTGCAATCGTAGCGGCTCGCGAGGCTGTCAAGATTTGGAGAAAGGGCGGCATGGACGTCAAGCTGTACGAGCAGAACGAGGATGATGCACTTTACAACCGCGTCACTCTGCTCGCAGAGGAGCGCCTTGCTTGCGCAGTTGTTGACCTCAACGGCGTCTGCAAGATTTCCTAATGATCATTGAGGGGAGGGCTTAACCGCTCTCCCTGTTTTTGTTAAGGTGGTGATTTAATGTTAAAAATCTACGTGCTTAAAGATGGCAGAACATACCAGTTCGAGGAGGGCGAACAGCCTGACGGCGCGGTTGAGTACAAGAAACCCGCACCGCCCAAGGACAAGGCAAGAAAGCCCGCCAACAAAGCCAGAAAGGCGGCGAACAAATGAGCCTGCTTACAACATGGGGGTACTCCATCAATGACGTGGACGAAATCCCCAATATGCTCGGCGCGGATGAATATGACGAATTCACCGCCGACAAATATTCGGGCGATGTACGCACAGCGCCCAACATTGGGGCGGCTTGTTCCGCCATTAGAAACTATTGCGGATGGCACGTTTCGCCGTCATTGGAGTGTGTGCTTGATACGACGTTTTTCGACGGTCGCGCGATGTGTGCGGGTGCGTGGCTTATCATCCAACTGCCCGCTACATTTGTATCGGAAGTCAAGAGCGTAGAGATTGACGGCACTGCATACACCCAGTTTTCCGCCGATACTAACGGAATCTTACGGGTGTACACTGGTGCGCGTGGCTTTAATCCGCTGACGCACATCGAAGTGGTATACACGGCGGGGGTTCCCGATTACATGGCGGTTGGATTAAAGGAATTGGTTGCGCACCGCGTTACGCATGCCCTTGCATCGTCCAACGGTGTGCAGTCCGAAGCGGCGGGCGGTGTATCAATCACTTACTCCGCCAACTGGACAAACTCAGCGCGTTCCACAGCACTCCCAGACGATAACAAGGCGGTCATTGAGCCTTATCGCCTAAAGGGGGTGTTTTAAATGACACCCACATGGGCAAATGACACAGTAATACGCATACGCCCCACGACAAAGACCTCGCGTGGGTCTGTTGTGCCTGATTGGGATAACGTGGACAGGCTTGAGATTAAACACTGTTCCGTGCAACCCGCATCGACAGGGCTTTCACAAGATGGCCGAGTGCTTGGAACCAATGAGGGTTTAACCGCTTATCTTCCTTATGAAGCGGATGTAATCGCGGGTGACCACATTGAGCATGACGGCGATGTGTACGAAATCAACGGCAAGCCGCGCAAATGGTCAAGCCCCACGGGCCGTGTCAGTAACATGCAACTCAATCTGGTAAGGTGGCAAGGATGAGCACGGCGGTAAAACTCGAATTCATCTCTGACGGCTTCCGCCAGATTCTCAATTCTGAGGGCGTCAAGAACGTGGTGCAGAGCGAAACCGAACGAATCAAGGCGGCGGCGGATTCTGGCATAGCAGAGGAGTCAGAGGGCTTTTCTGCTAACGTATGGACGGGCAATTATGGCGGCGGTCGATGGGTTGGAAGCGTAACAACAACCGACGCGGCGTCAATCATGGCGGAATCCGAAAACAAGGTATTAACAAAGGCGGTGACGGGATGATTATTTACAAATCAATAGACATTGAGGAGGCCGTTAAGGATTGCCTTGCGGAACACCTCACAGCATATTGCAGACCGCTCCCCGCTGAGTACGACTTACCGAACATCCTTGTACAGTCCCCCGGCGGAACGTCCGAAAGCACAAACACGGGTAAGGGCAAGATTGATGCGTTTACAGTGACGCTTGACGCGCGGGCAGAAATTGAGGCGGATGCGCTTGACTATCTGCGGACGGCGGTTGCTGTCTTACAGGCATCAATAGGGCAACACGGCATATCAATGGTTGACGTCAATTCTCTCTATTCGTGGGGAACTGATCCCGTGCGCCCTGACCTTGCTATGTGTTCCGCAACGTGCATCGTTACGGCGCACAGAATTAAAACAACCATTTAACGGAGGTTATTATGGCAACACATGAAACTAAATTAGGCGTTGGCAAGATTTCGGGCATGTTTTTCCACGCGCCCGCTGGCACAGCGCTTCCTACATATCCGCTTGAGACTCTCAACAGCGCATGGGAGAGCGTCGGCGATGTATCCGACACGGGCCTTACACTGACGTTTGAGAAGTCCACGACCAATCTGCGAAATTGGGCGAATCAGCTCAAGCGCATCATTATGACAGAACACGCGGAAACGATCTCCGCCCCAATCATGGACACAACAGAGGAGGTTTTCCGCACTATTCTCGGCGATGCAGCTGTAACAGCAACAGCCGCAAGCGCACAGCACGGCGCACTTGTAACCGCCAAACTGTCACAGGAACAGCTCCCCGACGAGGAGGCATATCTGTTCTTGATGAAAGACGGCGATGACGCTATTGCACTCGGTTGCACAAAGGGCCAGATTACTGCTATGGACGCGGTCACATTTGCCCCTAATGCGGTAATTACGTGGACTCCTACAATCACAGGCCTTGACGAGGGGTGGAAGATCATCACCGACGACGGCCAGACAGCATAAGGGGTAAAACATGGCGAAAGTCAAAAATACTTTTAATCTTTCCAAACATGAGGCGTTTAAGATCAATACGCCGTCGGGGTCCTACGAAATCCCCGCGCTCGAAACGCTTGCTTATGATGATTGGAAGGACGTTGCGGCCGTATCCAACGGGAAAGACGTGCGCGCGCTCATCCGCGCTTACAAAGAGTTTTTCTTGCGCGTCTGCCCCGCCCTTGCAGATGAGGGCATCGGAGACTCCCAGTGGGTACAGCTTGGTAACGCTTATATGGCATATATGGGGGAATAGTAAGCCTCGCCGAGTTTGTGACGGAGCACGACGAGGCTATCAGCTATGACCTGTTGACCAAAACAGGCCGAGAATTAAAAGACGTCGGAAAGTCTCTAACATGGGATTCTCTGGCGTCTTTTCTTATTAATACGGAACCAGACACGGCGCTCGGACGGGAGTTGGACCCAGATACGGCGCTATGGGCAAGCACATTGAAAACCAATGGACTGCTTGCGGATATATATGACATGCTCGCGCAGATTAATGCCAATCTGGTGGCGATTGGGTCGCACAAGCCCGCAAAGGCTCCGAAACCGTACCCGCGCCCCGGTATGAATGAGAAGCGCGAAAACGTGAAACACTACGGGCGGGACGCTGTCAGCAAAGTTGATTTTGTGGCATGGCTCGACCGCAAGAGGAAAGAATACAATGAGCGGAATGATTGAAGTTGCAAAAGCGACAGTAACCATAATTCCGAATATGCAAGGCGCACAACAGACCATTACAGAGGAGTTGGTTGGTGCGAGTGAACAAGCTGGCGCACAAGCGTCGGAAAGCGCGGGAACGTCGTTTCTAGGCGGGTTTGGCGATAAGCTCGGCGGACTCGGTGGGATGATGGCAAAGGCGCTCCCCGTGGCGGCTGTAGCGGCTACAGGCAAAGCGCTGTTTGACGTTGGAAGTCAGTTCGACGAGATGACCGACGCTATTGTAATTGGCACAGGCGCAAGCGGCGAAGCATTGGAAAGCCTCCAACAGTCAGCTAAAGACATGGCGACCGCTGTTCCGATTTCGTTCGGCGAGGCGGGCAACATTGTCCAAGACCTTAATACACGTCTGGGACTTGCGGGCGATACGCTGACGGACGTTGGCACACAGGTCGCACAGCTTGGACAGATTACGGGCGAGGCGTTCAATACGGAAAAGTTCGCGGGCGCTATGAGCGCGTGGGGAACATCCGCGGAGGATATGTCCGGACAGCTCGACACGTTGTTCGCTGTCAGTCAGTCAACCGGCATCGGCATGAATGACTTGACTGGCATCATGGAAAGCGCCGCCCCGCAGATGCAAACACTCGGCTATTCGTTCGAGGAAACCGCCGCTATGGCGGGATTACTTGACAAGGCGGGCCTTGATGCAAATGGCATGATGGGCAAGATGAGCAAGGCATTGACAACGCTCGCAAAGGATGGCGAGGAGCCGTCTGAAGCGCTCAAACGGGTAACGGACGAAATCGGCGGATACATCGAAGCAGGTGACGATGCGGCCGCCCTTGACGCGGCTTCCAAGTTGTTTGGAACAAAGGGCGCGAGTCAGTTTGTGCAGGCTGTCAAATCGGGTTCCATGCAAGTTGATGAGTTTGTATCATCTCTCGAAAATTCCGAGGGTATCATTAACGACACCCAAACGGGAACGATGGATTTTGCGGAACAGGTACAGCTACTCAAGAACAACTTTCTAGAACTCATTGAGCCGATGGGTTCGGCGGTATTCGGCGCACTTAGTGAGGCGATGACTGTATTAACGGACAATTTCCGCGCGTTCGTCGATGGGCCTGGTCAAACGATCTCGGACATTTTCGGCGAAATAGTGGACTTTGGCGGACAGCTTGCGGGCATCTTTGCGGACGCGTTTAAGGACACAAGCGGCGCGAGCAACTTCGCGGGCGTTATGCGGTCGGTTGGCGCGGCAATCAAACCAGTTGCCACAGTGCTCGGCAGTCTACTCAAGACAGTATTGCCGCCTTTGGTCAAGTTACTCGGCGGAGCACTCGGCGCGGCTTTCCGCGCGATCGGTTCAATTGTGACGGGCGTGAGAAATACGTTCAATCGGTTCAAGTCCACCATTCAGACTGTTAAGGATGCGTTTTATTCGTTCAAAGATGCGATTACGGCGCCTTTTAATTTTCTGTCTGGCTTGAAAATCCCGCACATTTCTA